CAGAATACACACCAGTGATGGCAGCACTGTTGATTGCAGCACTAAGGCCTTGGATTGTGTTATTTGTAGATGCAGGAACTGCTACGCTAGTACCGTTGATAACAATGGTGTTACCTGCGGTCAATGCTGTGGTCACAGCATTGGCCCCTTGGATAGCAGGCCAACTCAATTTCCATTCGTCACTGCCTACCAAGACCCAATTGTTATATAAATCAGTCAATGTGGTAGAATTGTAAGCGGCAACTGTGACCACAGCACCATTTTTATAGTACAATGGATTTTGAGTGTTGGTAGCAACAATAGCATACCCGCCAATGGTACCATAATCTTGCAACGGCACACCGTTTAGCAACTCGGCTGTGCTGGTAATAACTGAAGGAATCTTGTTGGAGAATGCTCCAGTGGTTTGATTCCATTCAAACACACCCCATTGACTGGTTGCTGTATTCAACCAGTAGGTACCGTTGTCGGGCTCACCTGTGGGACGCACCAATGTAGCTGTGAGCTGTGTGAGATCAATATCCACACGCTGAACATACGCACGATTGGTAACACCCAATGCGCTGAATGCTGCTAGCAATCCATATTCATTCAACTCGTAACCATTGATGGGAGTACCAATTGTGGTTTTATAAAAGAACGGATTACCAAATGTAGCTGCAAGATCTCGCTGACTGGTGATCTGATAAACACGGTTGGCATTGACTTTGAGTGTGCCTGCTGCTACACCAACACCACTGCCAGATACTTTGTTCTGTGCTGTGGCGATAAGAAAATACGGTACTGAATTAGTGGCTGCTGGTAGATATTGACTTTCATCAATTACGCTGACCTGCACGCCTGGTGAAACTAGAGTTGTTGCCATTGTGGCTCCTTTAAAAACTGTTACAGATATTTATCGGATGCCACCAAAAGTCACGGTGTTGCGACGCCCTTTGCCAAAGGTTTGCAACTAAATACCATATGAGACCCATATGCAATGCTTGTAATCAACGTCCACTAGCAGTGAACTATTACAAGAATGACGTTCCACACTATAGATCAAGATGTGACCATTGTGTTCGACGAAACAAGAAGATTCGTCCGCCGGATGCATTGTGGAAAAAAGCAGGATACAAGAAAAAACCCACATGCGATCGCTGTGGGTTTCGACCTAAGCTGGCCAGCCAAACTCTAGTGTATCACACGGATGGCAACATGCGAAACGTTGCGTTGAACAATCTTAGAACTGTATGTTTGAACTGTGTGGAAGAAGTCAGGCGGCTTGATGTGCCTTGGGTACCAAATCCGTTACAAGCAGATCATTAAGCTGACTGTAGAGGCCGGCAACTGTACTGTTGTTTTCCACAATGTGATCAAACTGAGTACCTGCCCAGGAATACTCACTAGCATGAATATCTTGCTGTTCTAACCAACGCAATGCTGCTGAGTCTCCACGATTGGCTTGTGCTGCAATACTGTACCAATGTGGAACAATTCCACGCTGAATCCAGATCACTCGGCCACCTTGATTCTTGATTGCTGCCACTTCATTGTAGAATCTGCAATCCGAGATCACGGTGTTATTGCTGCTGCGGCGCAGTTTGTTTTCCAAACTGGCAATCCAAATGTCATTATGAAATGCATTTCTACACACTTCTGTGCCCCAGTTTTGCAATATCCAACGTGGAGTTAGAGTAGGCATGCTCAAACGATTGCTCCACCAGGGATCAACTTGTTCTCGCCACTCTCTGGCTTCTTTGGTACGCCCTTCTAGCAATTCACGATCCCATCCAAACACCGCAGCCACAGCATCTTTAAGTGTGTTTGCAAATGAGTCTCTTCGGAACTCGTGAAAGTTTACCAAATAGTCAGCAGCAGTATCTTTGCCAGCACCAATAAGTCCACAAATACCAATAATCATGCTAGGATCTCCTGCAACCATGCGTGGCACTCGGGCCACTGTCTGTAAACATGAGCTCGTCCTCCGGCTCTGCCCCACTCTTCACAATTGCTTGTTCGATCGTCAATTAAAATATCGCCGGGCTCACAATGCTTGTACTTGTCGTGACTAAATGGTCCAAAGAATACTGGTATATCAGGAAAGCGTTCTTGTGCCCACAAAATCTTATCGTAACTTGCAAATGGCACACTATAATCGTGCGGTAGTGCTGTTAAAAAAAACAGGCCGTCAGCTAGGCCAGTTGCTACTGCTTGTTTACAGTAATCAACTAGCTCATGTGCGCCTGGCTTGATTGGCAAGTCACGATAGAAACGTGTTTTGGCTTTGACTTTATCCCAATCTGTATCTGGAATACGTTCGCCATATTCCCAATTGCGATTGACAATTGCTCGGGCAGCGGGCATCCAGTCGGCGACTACGTCGTCCATGTCTAGGTAAATTTTCATACTAATCTTTCAACGTTAAGGTGTTTAAGGGTGGCTTGCAGTAGATCAATCTGCCGTCGGCAATCTTCTAATGCATGATGGCTTGCTGGAGGCTTGCCTAGATCAGGGTACAGTGAATATACTGTTCTTGCATCTCTTACTTTGTAGTATTTCCAAGGCAGGGGTCGATCGAAACTCTTGTAAGCGTGTTCCAATATGTTCATATCAAATGTAGGACCATTGGCCCAAACCAGTGTGGATTGCCAAATTAGTTTGCCGAGTTCGTCTAGTGCTGAATCTAGTGAAACACGATTATCTTCGCCAAATGCTTCTTCTTGTGCCTCAGGCGGTTGAGTTGCCCACCAGTCTATGGTGCCTTGTTCAATGTTGCGGCCTGGTTGACTATCAGGATCAATTCGGGCATAGAAATACTGTGGATAGTATCCGGTACCCAGCGGGTTAAAACTCTGCGCAGCAATGGTAAGAATACATGCTTCTGGACCAGTGCCCACCGTTTCGATATCAATCATTAAATCAGCCATGTGCTGATTATAGCATAGATATCAGCCGATTACAAAGGTTAATGGCTGTGAACCATCAACATAATTCACCAATTGTGTGATCAACGCATCCATTTCGGCTTTGGCTTCACCCTTCATGGCAGCACCGTTGAGAGTTCCACCACCTTGCGGTCCGGCGATAGTGCCAAATTTCTCTCTTGCTTCACCTATGATCATCTTGCTAGCCGCTACCAAGTAATCTTTGATCCATTGTTGGATCTGGAAGTCACTTAGCAATTGTATTTCGGGCTTGAGATTGTAGGTCCACAGCAGCACTACTTCGCCACCGCCTGGGGGACTACGGATCAGCTGTAGTTTTTTAGTAACTGGATTCCATGTGTAGTTCAAGAATCCACCAAACATTCTAGCAGCCAGCTCTACATATTGACTGTAGAAGTCGTAAGTGGCCAGGCCACCCGACTGGTTAAAGTTGATCAAGTACACATTCATCTGTGCTTGACTAAAAGGATCAAAGTTTGATCCAAACGGCCCAGATGCTATACCAAAGCTACGTTTGAAAATCTGTCTAACACTCTGCACTTCTTGAGGCAAGGTGTAGATGTTTTGCTGGTTAACCAGCTGCATGAAGCTGTAACTTTCTTCATATGCATTATTAGCACGTTGGCGGTAAGTGCCAATGGTCTTTTGATATGCAGCTTCAAAGTGTGCCGGATCCAGTTCAATATCAATGATCTGGTGGCCCAGCATCAAGCGCACATACTCAAAAAGATTGTTTTTGAGTGTCGTTAGGTCTATGGGTTGTTGTTCTTGCATCAGGGACTCCGTCCCTGATATTTAGCCCGTTACCACACCTTGAGAATGATGAGATTCTCGTTGCCGCGCCCGTTCCACGTGGTTTCAGTGGTTGTGAGCTCTTTGAATAGTTTGCGTGTGGCAGGCTTGCCTGCAGACATCAGTGCTTTGATAGTTTCTGCAGGCTTGCGCAGTGTTTTCTGCGAGCTTGCGCCTGTATCAAACCCAATCACAGCAGAACTCTTCACAGTAAAGTTGCCGCGGTGTGCATCACCGACCACATGTATCAGTTTACGCTTCACAGTGTCGTACAACCATGCTTCTGTTGCATCCACCAGCTTCACAGCAGGTTCACTTACCAGCTTGAGATCCGGGAATGTTTTGAGATACTTGAACTTGGCTGTGACTTTTTCTGCACTCACTGCTTTCTTGGCACGTGGCTTGC